ACCGTAATATCTTTTTGACGGTTTGCTTGATTTTCTTGAGCCTGGAATTGACGCTCTGCTTGTTTTTCTTGAGCTTGAGCTTGAAGTTGTTGTTGTTGCATTTGCTGTTGTTGTTTTTGTTGTTCTTGTCTTTCTGCTTTTTGTTTAGCTTCAGAATCTTTAAGAATATCTGTAACTTCAGCAATAGACTCAGCTTTAATAACACTTCCAAGATCATATATACTTGCACCTGAAGTATTGTTTTGTATAGCCAATTGTTTTAGTTGATCTAATATTGATCTATGATTTGTTCTAGTTGTACAGAAAATATTAAAATCTCTCATTAATAAATCAGTTCCATTCATTTGGAAATTTACTTTTTCTGCTTCACTAGATATATAATTTAATCTTACACTAGGTTTAGTACTATGATAGTATTGAGAAAGATCTGTTCTCATTTGATGTACTCTAGGCATTAAATAATCTGAATGCTGTATAAAATACATTTCTGTTTGCGCATAAGAAGCATTAGCTGCTTGTTCAACACCTGTAGCAGTCATTTGTGATAACTGTTGTCCCATTCTTTGTGGATTAACACCAATAGCTTCAAATGCTTGATTTTTAAAATGATTAGCTAATTGTATTCTAGACATTAATCTATTTGTTTGTTCCATATTTAATGTCTGATAATGATTAAAGTTTGTAGCATTTTCAGTATTAGTTATTGAAGTATCTAATGGTAGCATACCAAAATCTTTCATTGCTACATATGCCTTAGCCATATTATTCTTACCCCAATCTTCTCCCATTGAATGGCGTGGTAATGCATTTTGATCAAACATAATTACAGTACCTAATTCATCTACAAGTATATCAGCTATCTGATTATTTACCATATTATAACCAACTTGATATGCCTTCATAAGATCTATTAAAGAAGTAGATCTTGTATTCCTATCTGAAAATACTCTACCCTCCACTGGAAGTTTACACCCATATAAAGAACTATCTCCTTTAAATTGAAATTCTAATTTTCCAGGTTTCTTATTATTTATTCCTATATATATTGGATTTAATTCTGTTGATGTTTGTCTCCAAGTAGCTGGAAGATTTGGTCCTATTTTAACTCCTCCCCATACTTCATTAATCCAAATCCAATCTACATGTTCTCCAAATACTAAATTATCTTTTGTTTTTTCTTTAAATAAACTTGTATTATAAATAGGCTTTTCAGTTAATTTAAAATTTTCATCAACAATTTTTTGAATCATTTCACCATCTTCATCTATTCTGATTAAATGACCAATCTTTCTTTGAGTTTTCCAATAAACTGTTGAAACTCTTAACATATTTCTTTCTCCCCATACATGAACATCTTCACCTTCATTTAGTATCCACTTAACAATATCATCACCACCTTTTACATCATTTTGCCAAAAACTAACAAATTGTCTATACCCTAATGAAGGCATTTCTGTATTCCACTTATGTGATTTAGTAGGATCATAAAATGTACCATCATTTTGATAACCTTGTATTGTATATTTTGCATTCTTTGCTGGATATATATTTTGTAATGATCTTAATTGTTCTTCTGACATTAAGTAACCATAGTTATCTACAACATCTGCAACAGTCATCATTTCACATTTACCTACATAATTTGAATCTGATATGTATCTTGAGTTAGGAGACTTTTGATAAAATGTTAATGCTGGATTCCATAATTCAACATGATAATCATCTTCCATCATTTTAAAGTGCCAAAATTCTCTATCACAAATAAGCATATCTTTAAATGCTCTTTCTTCAAGTTCTTGCATTTTAAATCTTTCTTCATCAACTCTTAATTGATGATGAGCCCATTCTTCAACTAAACTTCTATAATCTTTTGAAAAGAATTGTTCTATTTCAGGTAAAGACTTTAATGCTTCAGGATTTAATTGTTTTTGTGCTTCTTCACTATTTACATCAGCACCCATTGCTTGCATTTTAAATAGCATTTTACTACGGGCATCTGTTAATAAATTTTCTTCAATTAAAGCTCTTTTAGATTCAATCATCTCATTATATGATAAATCATCAACAGCTCTAAATTGAACTCTAGCAAATCTTTTAGAAAATTCACCAGAAAGAACATTAATTACATTTGGAATAATTGGATAAAATTTTAATTCTAAAGCAGAATCATCTTCTTTGGTAAGCACATTCATTAGATCTTTATAGTCATTATCTTCTTCAACTATATAATCAGATTTATCAATAATACCTTTAGCAAGTTTATAATTCTTTAAAATTTTTCTAGCATTATGTCTAAGATATTCTAAACCTTGTACTTCTAACCAATCTAAGTTCCAAGCAGCCCAATCATCATCTTTTTTCTTTGCAGATATAAACTGCATAGGTTGTGTTAAACTAGCACTAGTAGGATATGAACTATCCGCTTTAGCACCCTTTTTCATTTGTAAGGCATTCAGTACTCTCATAATATTATTTCTTTTTCTTTATGATATATTTAATAATCATATT